CGCCTGATTATTCCGACTTTACGGACGACGAGCTGGCCACGTTTACCGAGCTGTTACGGAAAGCGCATGCCGGCGCAGGCACTAAGCACTAAACCCGACGAGCTACCGCACGCCGAAACCGCGCTCGCCGAGCGGTGCGAAAACTCGCTGCACTTATTCACGAAACAAGCGTGGCGACACCTGGACCCGGCGCCGTATGTTGACGGCCGGCACCTGGCAATTCAGGCGGAATACCTCGAAGCGTTTATAGCCGGCGAAATTCCGCGGCTACTGTTGAACGTGCCGCCTGGCCATATGAAATCGTTGTCGGTTTCCGTTTTGCTTAACGCCTGGACCTGGACGAAAGCCGAGCGCGCCGGCAAGCGGTTCATGGCGACCAGCTACCGCGGCGACCTGGCGTTACGCGACGCGGACAAAACGCGCGGCCTGATTCGCTCGCAATGGTTCCAGGACCGTTGGGGAAACGTCACCGGCTCGCTGCGGGAAACCAAACTGCAGATACGGAAAGGCCAGGACGTCAAAAGCCGATTCCAAAACGAACACGGCGGCTACCGTTTTTCGACTGCCGTTTCTGGAATTATGGGCGAAGGCGGCGACTTTGTGATACTCGACGACCCGCACAACGTCGAGCAAGCCGAGTCGGACGAAAACCGCGACGAGGTCGTGCGCCGGATTCGCCTGGCGCTGCCGACCCGCGTCCGTTCGCCGGCCGGTGGCGTTTGTATCATCATGCAAAGGCTGCACGCGCGCGACTACGCCGGCCATATGATAAGCGACCAAAGCGACCTGGTGCACTTGTGTTTGCCGGCGCGTTACGAAAAGAAACACCCGCACGTATCGGTGCCGGTAACGCTGAAAAAGTCCGGCCGCGTTTTGCCTGGCGACTACCGCACCGAAGAGGGCCAGCTTTTGTGGCCGGAGCTATTCAACGAGGAACGGCTGTCTAGCCTCGAAGTCGAATTAGGCGGCTACGGAAAAGCCGGCCAGCTACAGCAACGACCGACACCGCGCGGCGGCGGAATGTATAAGCTGAAATGGTTTGCCGGAAAGTTTGTCGACGCCGGCGACGTGCCGAAAGGCGGCAAGTGCGCACGCGGTTGGGACCTGGCCGCGACGCCTGACAACGTGCAAGGAAAAGGCGATTACACGGCCGGCGTGAAAGTGCGGCGCGTTAGCGGTAGAATTTATGTCGAGGATGTAATCCGGTTCCGTGGTTCGCCGCTGACCGTCGAGACAAAAATGAAAACGACGGCGGACCAGGACGGAAAGGTTGTGCATATCGACTTTCCGCAGGACCCTGGCCAAGCCGGCAAGGCGCAGGCCGAGTCACTAGCCGGCATGTTTCCGCGCTTTCGCGTGCATTACAGCCCGGAAAGCGGATCGAAGGAAACACGCCAGGACGCACCGGCCGCGCAGGCCGAGGCGGGAAACGTCTATATTGTACGAGGTCCGTGGAATTCGGTTTTCATTGAGGAGCTGTGCGAATTTCCGCGCGGCGACTATAAGGACCAGGCGGACGCGTTCAGCCGCGCGTACCACCGCACATTGAAACAGCCCGGCGGTATCAGGTCCGGCGGCATAACAGGAGCGCACTAATGGCCACCGTTGCAACGCAAATAGAAACGCAGCACCCGGAATACGTCGAGAAAAACCCCGATTGGATTTTGATTGAGGACGGCCACGAAGGCGAGCGGAAAATAAAACAGCGGACGACGGTTTACTTGCCGACCACGTCCGGCCAGCGCGCGCTCGGCCTCGGCAAAACTGGCAACGTTTCAAACGAGGGCCAGGCGCTATACGACGCATACATTACCCGCGCAAATTATCCGCCAATTTTGAAGGACACCGCCAACGCGTTGGTCGGCATAATGAACCGCGAACCGCCGGTAATTGAATTACCGACCGCGCTCGAAGATATGGAAAAGCACGCGACCGCGCGCGGCGAACCGTTGACAAATCTTATCCGCCGGCTACAGCTTCGGCAGCTACTGTTTGGCCGCACCGGAATCCTGGCCGACGTGGACGCCTCGCGAAACATGCCGTACCTGGTGGACTATACGGCGCGGCAAATTATCAATTGGGACGACGAGATAACCGAACCGGAAACGGCGCAGCGGAAAACAACGCTGACAGTTTTGGACGAAAGCCGCAACGTGCGCGACGACTTTACCTGGGAATTTACGAATAAATTCCGCGTGTTGGAATTGTCCGACGGTGGCCAATACCAAGCAACAATCGAGGACGACGGCGTAAAGCTGGACCCGATCGTGCCTAGCATACAGGGCCGAACGTTGGACGTGATTCCGTTTGTGTTTATCAACGACGCCGACCTAACGCCGGAGCTTGGCGACATTCCGCTGATAGGACTTGCACGGCTCGCGCTTACGATTTACCGCGGCGACGCGGACTATCGCCAGGCGCTGTTTATGCAAGGCCAGGACACGCTGGTGATAATTGGCGAGACAATCGACCCGGACGACCCGGACCAAAAGCTAATCGTCGGCAGCGGTGCGCACATAAACATACCGAACGCGGAAGGCGACGCGAAATTTATCGGAACCGAAAGCGAAGGAATACCGGAAATGCGGACGGCCGCGGACAACGACTTCGAGCGCGCGAGCAGCTACGGCTTGCAGCTATTAAGCAAAGGCGCCGGCGCCGAGGCTGCGGAAACTTTGAAAATAAAAGTCGCAGCACGCACGGCGACGCTGGTAAACATTGCCGAAACTTCGGCCGCCGGCCTCGAAGCAATCCTGCGGATTAGCGCCGAGTGGGTCGGCGCAAACCCCGACGAGGTCAAAGTCGAGCCAAATACGGACTTTATCGACGAGGCGATGCCGGCCGCCGAATTGCTTGGCTTAATGAACGCGAAGTCGCGCGGCGCGCCGTTGTCGGTTCGCTCAATCCACGCGCAAATGCGGAAAGGCGACCTGACCGCGTTGACGTTCGACGAGGAGCAAGCCGAAATCGAGAGCGAGCCGGCGCCGGACGACCGGACCCTGTTAGGCGAACCGGACGGCGACGACGACGGCACCGGCAATTTGCCGCCAGGCTTCGGCCAGGACGCCGGCAACCAGGACGACGACGACGACAACGACGACAACGACGAGGACTAAGCCGTGCCACCGTCCAACGACGACATACGCGACGAGCTGGTACGGCACAACGTCGAGCTGCAGCGGTTTTCGCGCGGCCTGGCGCGTCGTATGCGCGCAATTATTAACCGCGCCGAGCCGAGGTTTCGCGCCGAGCTGAAAGCACGCCTGGACAATATCGCGGCGCTAGGCTTCGACCCTGGACCGGTCACGACCAGGCGCATGCGTTCGCTCGAACGCTTTATCAAAGCAATAAACGACCCGACGTTCGCCGAGGTAAACCAAACGGTGCGGTCGGAGCTGGTCGCGCTCGCCAAACTCGAAGCGCAAACCGGCGCGGCGATTATTACCGGCCAGCTACCGGTGGTTTTTGCGTTGACAATCCCGGAACAGCGAACGCTGCGCTCGATCGTGTTTGCTCGGCCTATGGAACGCCGAATCTTGCGCGACTGGCTGGCCGGCTACGAGGCCAACGACCGCCGGCGCATGATGGACGAAATACGCCAGGGCCTAATTTTCAACGAGACACCGACGCAAATTAGCCGGCGAATTTTCGGCCGTTCCGAATTAGGCGGCACCGACGGTACGCGGGAAATTACGCGACGCGGTGCGCAAACGTTAGCGCAAACGACATCGGCCGCAGTTTTCAACGGCGTGCTGGCCGCGCTGTACGCTGCCAACAAGCGAATCGTAAAAAAAGAAGTGTACGTCGCCACGCTCGACAGTCGCACGACGGCGATATGCCGCAGCCTGGACGGCGAAGTTTTCCCGCAAGGCGAAGGCCCGATGCCGCCAATTCACATAAATTGCCGCAGCGTTCGCGTGCCGACTATCGACGGCCGAGGCGTCGGCACCAGGCCGGCGAACGCCACAACGGAAAAGGCGCTGGCCGGTTTACGCGGACCAG